GGAAGTAAACCCAACGAAGCAACCGTGTGTGATATGCAAGAGATTAAGCACGGAAGTTGGGAATATGACAGCGAGGGTGTCGGTTATGCAAATTATTTATGTTCTGAGTGTGGCAACTTTCTCACTTTTTACGAGGACATTGATTTGTATCCATACTGCCCTTATTGCGGGTGCAAAATGGATTTAGAGAGTGAGAGTAAATGACTAACTTTGAAAAAATTAAACAGATGTCAATTGATGAAATGGCTCGGAGTTGTATGAGTTTTTTCGACTGCCCGTATGGCACTCCATATTTCGGTTGTCCTATGGAAAAGCGATTCAATGGCAGTTGCATTGACTGCACGAAACATTGGCTTGAAAGTGAGGTGGACAGTAATGACACCTGATGAATACAGACAAAAGCACAAGCGTTGTGCGACCTGCGTGTATTACGAAAAAAATAATAAATTTTTTCAAGCTTTACCATCTTATTACTGCCTTGCGAAAAACAAAACCACATTTGATTCAAAAGGAAGATTTTGTAAAGTGTATAAAGCTAAAGATTTTAAAGGGGGGCAACGAATTAGTGGACAAAATACACAGGGTTGATGTTGATTTTTCAACGCAACTTGAAAAGGCTATGAAGCTGAGAGATATCGGCCCGACAAAGTTAGCAAGGAAATCGGGAGTTCAACGCAGTCAGATTTGTAGATACCTAACTGCCGAAATAGCGCCGACGACGAACAATATACGAAGGTTGTCAATTGCTCTGAATGTTACTACTGATTATTTATTGGGGCTAGCTAAAACAGACGAAAGATAACAAACAATAATTAAATTGCACCAATAATGCAACGAGAAAAAATATACAATGGACTTATAATGCAGACGGACTATCTGTGTTGTAAGTCCATTTTTTATTTGGTGGTGTACGGTATGGCTAAGGCATTTGCCATAGGATTTTATAAATCTAAAAAATGGCAGGACTGCCGACAAAGTTTTATCGCAGAGCGAATGCTTGTTGACGGCGGATTGTGTCAGCTATGTAAAGAGCGACACGGCTTTATCGTACATCATAAGATCATGATTAACGAGGGCAACATAAACAACCCTGATGTTACTCTCAATTACGACAATTTATTATATTTGTGCAAAAAATGTCACGATGATTTGCCGGGGCACGGGATAGGTGGTTGCGAACCGAAAAAATATTTTTTTGACGAGAGCGGAATGCTCCGACCGATTATCCCCCCCGGTGAAAAATCGGAAATCGGTAATTGAAGGACCGAGGGGGGCAGTTAGATTTTTTGCGCGCCTTACATATAGCCCCCCCTCCCCCTAAAATCTTGTGTGAAAGGACGGTGACTTGAAATGACTGACGAACAGAAGGAACAAAGAGCGATTAAGCGTGAGATAAAGCGATTAACGGAAATCTACAAGGACATAGAGGTTAAAAGAAAAGACCTCGCTGTTGGCTTGATTGAAAATGCGGCGTTCACTCGAATCAGACTTAAAGAACTGCAACAAGACATTGCAATTTATGGCTTGACTGAATTATTTTCGCAGTCGGAAACACAAGAGCCGTACTCGCGCAAAAGACCTGAGGCAGATTTGTATAATACAATGCTCGGAAACTATCTCAAATACATTAAACAGCTCAACGATATGCTTCCGAAAGTGACCGAGGCGAAGACTGTGACAACAGACGGCTTTGACGATTTCGTTGAAGGGCGTGACAAGCTTTGAAACGCTATCCATTAAGCTATAATCCGATACTTGAATATTACGAGCAGATAAAGAACGGCAAGGTTACTGTTTGCGACAAAATACGCAAGTGGTACAAACATTTAAGTGATAAGGTGATTAATCCGACGGACGGCTACCACTATGAAGCCAAGCGAGGAAATCACATCATTGAATTTATCGAAAACTACTGCCGACACAGTAAAGGCAAAATGGGCGGTCAGCTTGTGAAGCTTGAACTGTGGGAAAAAGCGTGGCTTGCGGCGACTTTTGGCTTTGTAGACGATGACGGCATCAGGCAGTACAACCTATCTGTGTTAATTATCGGAAAAAAGAACGGTAAGTCGTTACTTGCCTCTGCGATTGGCTTGTATATGCTCATCGGCGACGGTGAACCCGGTCCCGAAGTGTACGCAGTTGCTACAAAGCGTGACCAAGCTAAAATCATTTGGCAGGAAGCAAAACGAATGGTTCGCAAGAGTGAAACTTTATTGAAGCGAATTAAACCACTGCTGAATGAATTGAGTTCAGAAGATTACAACTGCGGAGTATTTAAACCGCTTGCTTCCGATTCAGATACACTCGACGGTTTGAATGTGCATTGTTGCCTTATGGACGAAGTTCATCAATGGAAGAACGGCAGACAGTTGTATGACATTATGGCTGACGGCACGATCGGACGAGACCAACCGCTTATCCTTGTGACAACAACAGCCGGAAAAATCAGAGAGGACATCTACGACGAAATCTATGACGACGCCGTTCGTACTACGAATGGCTTGTTTGATGATGTAGGTTACAAAGACGAACACAGCCTTTACATTATCTACGAACTTGACAAGCGTGAAGAATGGGAAAAACCCGATTGCTGGGAAAAGGCAAACCCGGGGCTCGGCACGATTAAAAACCGAAATGCTCTTGCAAGCAAAGTCAAGAAAGCGCAGGCGAATCCGTCGCTCGTACGCAACCTTGTATGCAAAGAATTTAACATAGCCGAAACATCAACTGAATCGTGGCTCAATTTCGAGGAGCTTAACAACGAAACAAAATTTGATGTTAAGGAACTCCGCCCAACCTATGGCATAGGCGGAGCAGATTTATCAAGCACGACCGACCTTACAGCGGCCAAGATGTTGTTTCGAGTGCCTGACAATGAAAATATTTATGTATTGTCCATGTACTGGATACCGGCAGACCTTGTGGAGAAAAAAGTAACCGAGGATAAGATCCCGTATGACAAGTGGATAGAACAGGGCTTTATGCGTACCTGCCCCGGAAACAAGATTGATGCAAGTGTTGTTACAGCATGGTATCAAGAGCTGCAAGACGAATACGACATTTACTTATGGAAAGAGGGCTATGACGCTTGGTCAGCTCAGATGTGGGTTAATCAGATGATTGACGCTTTCGGTCCTACCGTTATGGAAGCGGTACATCAGGGCAAGAAAACACTGTCTGCCCCGATGAAAGCCCTTAAAGCAGACCTTGTAAAGAAAAGAATAATCTACAACAACAACCCGATAGATAAATGGTGTCTTGCAAATACCGCAATAGATGAGGACAGAAACGGTAATATACAGCCGATTAAGACCTCAAAGTCAACGAGACGAATTGACGGTACTGCGGCTTTGCTTGACGCTTACACGATATATTTTGAGTACGAAGATGAATACCTAAGCATTGTTTAGGAGGTGAGAGAATGGGAAAATTTAAGAACTTTTTAAATTCTGTTCGCAATGTCAGAAAGACAAAGAATTTTTCAAGGGTTGAACTTGTCACACAGAATAATTCAAATTTCTTTTTGTGGGGCAACAGAGCATATGATTCCGACACCGTCCGAGCTTGCGTTAATGCACAGGCTCTTAGATTCTCGAAGTTGTCCATTAAACACATAAGAGAAACAATCGTTGACGGCAGAAAAGACCTCTTAATCAATCCCGAACCTTACGTCAAGTTCTTGCTTGAAGAACCAAACCCGTACACAACAATGGATATGCTTTTGTATAGGACAAGCACACAGCTATCGTTATCGGGTAATGCTTTTTGGCTCATCATTAGAGACACAAACGGCTTGCCTACGGAATTGTATTTCATACCGGCTAAATCAGCTACGGACTTGTACGACACTAACGGCAACCTTGTTTATGAATTTATCCTTGCAAACGGTAAGACCTACCGCTTTGCCTCCGAAGATGTCATACATTTGCGTGATGACTTCGCCGAAAACGATATATTTGGCAGTGGTAAATTCAAAGCTCTTGCTCCTCTGCTTGAAATTGTTGAAACGACTGACAGTGGCATTATTAGCGCTATCCGAAATTCAAGCGTAATTAAATGGTTGCTAAAATATACTTCATCTTTGCGCCCTGAGGACTTGAAGAAGAATGCAAAAGCGTTTGCTGATAACTACCTTAACATCAGCAACAGTTCCGTGGGTGTTGCGGCAGTTGACGCAAAAGTTGACGCAAATCAGATAACCCCGAATGACTATGTTCCAAATGCTTTGCAAATGGATAGAACAAAAAACAGAATCCTTGAGCTTTTTAACACTAATGTGAAAATTATCACATCGACAGCGAACGAAGATGAAGAAAACGCTTACTTTGAGGCGGTGATTTCACCGAAGATTATTCAGTTGAAAAATGAGCTGACGCGGAAACTATTCACTCGCCGTCAGCGTAGTTGTGGAAATTACATAGCAGTCGGTTCGTTCAATCTACAATCTGCAAGTCTTAAAACAAAACTGAATTTCGCCGGAATGGTAGACCGTGGAGCAATGCTCCCGAATGAATGGCGAGAATCACTCGGTCTTGCTCCTGTTCCGGGCGGTGATACTCCGCTCAGAAGATTAGATACAGTTGCAGTTGACGAAGGAGGTGAAAATGATGCCGAAAACAATTGAAATTAAAGGTCCTATCATTACGAATGATGATAAGTGGATTTATAACTGGTTTGGAGTAGCCTCCTGTTGCCCTGCCGATATTCGGTCACAGCTTGACGAAGTGGCGGATGATGAGAGTATACAGGTTGTTATCAATTCATCAGGTGGTGACATCTTTGCCGCCTCCGAAATTTACGATATGCTCGCCGAAAGCAAGGCTACAATCAAGGTCATTTTTGCCGCCTCTGCCGCTTCATACATCGCTTGTGCGTGCACATCTGAAATTGTGCCGACAGGTATGCTTATGATTCATAATGTTTCAAGCTATGCCGCAGGCGATTACAATGACATGGCACACGAATCAGGCGTGTTGCTTAAAGCAAGTAAAGCCGTTGCAACAGCTTACCGACTTAAAACGGGTATGAGCGAGGACGAGCTTATTGGACTTATGGACAAGGAAACTTGGTTCACTGCTGATGAGGCAGTTAAAAAAGGCTTTATTGACAAGGTCACGGAATACGCCGAAAAGCCAAAAGAGGTTAAACTTGCGGCAAGTCTTAGCGGCCTTATCCCTGATACAATCATCAAACAGATGAGGGACGAAAAAACACAGCTTACAGCAAAACTTGAATTGCTCAAACGAAAGGAAGTTGAAGAAGAATGAACAAACAGGAATATCTCGACAAGAGAAATGCTCTTTATGACAAGGCAAAAAAGCTCATTGCAGAAAACAAGCTCGCCGAGGCGAAAGAGATTACACAGCAGATTGATAAGCTCGACAGTGACTTTGAAAATTCTGCCGTAGGAAAGGCAAACAAAAACGCAGAGGAGGGAATCAAAATGCCTGCACCATTCGAGAATCACAAGGCAAACATCGACCTTACAGATGAGGACGAAAAGGTAACGGACATGTACGCAACACTTGAATACAGAAAAGCATTTGCTAACTATATTCAGAACGGTGTACCCGTGCCACAGAAGTTTATGAATGTGGCATCACAGACCACATCAAGCACTGCGGCGGCTATTGTGCCGACCACAATGTATCAGCGTTTAATCGTTGAACTTGAAAAAATCGGCGAAATTTACGCAAGAGTGTTCAAGACGGCTTATCCGACAGCGCTCCTTATCCCTACACAGAACATCCGTCCGACAGCAAGCTGGGTTGATGAGGAAAAGGGTTCAGACCAGCAGCAGGTAACTACTGACAAGGTTGTCTTTGCCGGCTATAAGCTTGAATGCAAGGTTGCGTTCTCGCTCTTTATGACCAAAACGGCGCTTGACACTTTTGAATCACAGTTTATCGACCAGATTAAGAACGCAGTTGTTAAGGCTTGTGAAATGGCAATCATTAAGGGTTCGGGTTCAGGTTCGCCAACCGGCATTCTTTCTTGCACTCCCCCTGAAGGCCAGACAATTGAAATTGCAAAAACCGGCAAGCTTACATATTCAACACTTTGCTCTGCTGAGGCGGCTCTTCCTGCTGCATACGATGACGCTGTATGGCTGATGACAAAGAAGTCATTCTTTGCGTTCATGGGCATCACAGACAGCAACGGTCAACCTGTCGCTCGTATGTCCGAAGGACTTAACGGCAAGCCGTCACTCTCACTTTTCGGTCGTGCTGTTATCCCAACAGACGGCTATATGGATTCGTACGCTGACACGGTTTCAGCCAACACAACCTTTGCGATGATGTTCAATCTTAACGATTACATCTTCAACGAGGTAATGGGTTTAAGTGTCAAGAAGTACGAAGAGGACGACACCGATAACACAGTCCTTAAAGCCGTAATGCTTGCAGACGGTAAGGTCGTGGATACTCACAGCCTTGTTAAGCTCGTAAAAAAGAGCGCTTAAAAGAGGTTTGAATTATGGCAGTATCAAATGAAATTGAAGCCGTAAAGGTTTCGCTCCGTATCAATACGGTGCTGTTTGATGATGAAATATCTGCCCTCATTGATTCTGCCAAAAGTGACATGGCAGGTGCAGGAGTTGATGTCAACGACAAAAACTCAACTGCACTTGTTATGCAGGCAATCAAGTTCTATTGCCGTGCTTATTTTTCGGTGACCGCCGACAGCGAATGGGCACGGCATTACGAAGAATTGCGCGATGCAATGGCGGCGAGAGGAGCACAAACAGAATGAATGCAGATACTTTGATTTTGCTTGTTTCTTCGGGCTATAACGAAACAACAAACGATATCGGTGAAATTGTTCAGTCCGAAAAGCTCCGCAAGGTCTATGCTCAGCGGCAATATGTCAGACAATCCGAGTTCTTTCAGGCGCAAGCTAACGGATTAAAACCTGAATGTATGCTTGAAGTTAATTCCTTTGAGTATCAGAACGAAGAATTTTGTTACCTCGATAATAAAAAGTTCAAAATCTATCGCGCATATCAAATCAAAGGAACAGAGCGTACAGAGCTGTATTTAACGGATGTGGTAGGTGAAAACAATGTCACTTCCTAAAGCAGTCAAAATCACAAAAAACGGCGTTGAGATAATCAGCAATGTTGACCGCATTCAGTACACACTCAAAGAGCTTGAAAGAGCCGCTCTGCGTGATGTTGGGAAACTGGTATGTAAACGGTCACGACAAAAAATAAAACGCAGGACGGGGCGCTTAGCGAAAAATACGCAGTATTGGGTACGCTCAAAGCAAAAAATTCCTGACTTGCAGGTAGGATTTAAGCCGGGCGGATTTTACGGCTTGTATCAAGAAATCGGTACAAGCAAAGCTCCAAAAATCGGAGCATTGAGCGACGCTGCCGAAAGCAACATCAAAGACATTATAAAGATTGAACAGCAATACCTCAGTGCCGTAGGTACAGAAGAGGCAGAACGCAAATTGAACGAGGGGGAATACAGCGGTGAATAATATCAAGAAATTTTTGAAAGACTTATTCGCTGAGTATGCACCCTCTTATTTTTTACAGGCAGAAAGCGGATTTCCTCGCCTTGTCTATGAGGTCAAACAGCTCTACACAGATGAGCCGTATGACAAGTTTGTTGTGACCGTTAATGTTTATGATAGGCAGACTACGGCGGACATTGATGATGTTGTGGACAAAATCTACGACAACATAGCAAAGGCTACATACTTGGTTGACGATGTTTTTTACAAATTCTACAACAATTTTGACCGGCAGTATATTGCCGAATCAGACAAATCAATAAAGAGAGTGATGTTCACTCTTGAAATGAGGAAATACAACAGAAAGGATGATTAAAATGGCAATAGTTAAGCCACGAAAGATTAAACCGTACAGCGGTTACAGCAATAAGACGGCTGACCGTATGTTACTTGATGCAGGTGCGTTTTTTGCCAACTACGATCCAGCTACGGACACATACGCAAGCGCCAAAAAGGCAGGTAAGTGTCTTGGCGTAACGATTAAAGGCGGTGAATTTTCAGCCAAGCCGACACTCAGACGCCTTGAATTTGACGGTGTAAAAACACGAACTAAAGGCGACACAGTAGTTGACGGTTGGGAAGTTTACATCAAGGCAGCACTTGCTGAGATGACTACCCAGAACTTCATTTACGGTCTTGGAATTGCCGACAAAGGCACAGACGAAAAGGTCGTAGGCTACGATGTAATCACGGGTAGAGATGTTATTCTTGACGGTGACTACATTAAGAATATCACTTGGGTAGGCTGTCTCCTCGGGGAGGATAAGCCGTGTATTATTCAGGTGTTCAACGGCTTCAATGAGAACGGTCTCACGCTTGCAATTGCAGATAAGGACAACGGTAAGGTAGAAGCTCAGTTCTATGGTAACCTTTCACCCGAAGTTTACAATTCAGAGGACGAAATCAAACCACCGTTTAAAATTTTCAGACCGACAGAAAAAACGGAAACAACGGAAACATCGGAGGCATAATTATGAGAAAATTAAGCATTAAAGACGCATTCACTCTTGCTCGCATTATCAAAAAAGCAGACATCAAAGAGGAAATTGCAGACTTTGCAAATCGTATCGCTATTAAAAATAACAGCAAAGATGAAACAGTCAACACCGAAGCGGTCGGTCTTGAATTTGTGATTACTCTGTTAACTTCTTTGGCAACCAAAGAAACAGAACAGGAATTCTATTCATTGCTGGCCGATATCAGAGGCGACATTACGGCAGATGATGTAAGTAAATTAAGTATCCCCGAGGTTCTTGACAATGTAAAGGCAATCATCAGGGAGAATGATATTAAGAGTTTTTTTACCTCGCTCTCAGCCTTGAAGTAAGAACATATGGAATGCTCGTGCAGTATTGTTGCGGTAATACTGCCGTACTGCATGAGCTGTCTTTTTCAGATGCTGTCAAAATTATCAAAAACGCTATAAATGACCGTAATGACGAATTGCTTTACAAAGCCTATATTTTGACTGTTGTAGGAAATTTCACAGGCTTGTCGTACATGGATTTTGTAAACAAGGCAACAGGCTCGACACGGTCTGAAAGCGTTGAGAGTGTCAATACAGAGGAAATCGAAAGAAAAGTTGAAAACTATCTTGATAACTACAAATGGGAGGAGGTGTAGCTAATGGCTGTTGAAATATTTAAGCTGTTTGGCTCTATTTTCGTCAACAATGATGAAGCAAACAAATCAATCGCCGAAACCGAGAAAAAAGGTAAAGGTGTTGCCGCAACCTTAGGTAACGGTATCAAAACCGCAGGCAAATGGGGAGCGGCAATGGTCGGAGGTGCGGCGGCAGGTGTCGGAGCATTATCGTCAGTTGCCGAAAATACCAGAGAATACCGCACCGAAATGGGTAAACTCGACACAGCTTTCACCACAAACAAATTTACAGCGGCAGACGCAAAGCAAACATATTCCGACCTCTATGCTGTGGTTGGCGACAGCGGACAAGCAACTGAGGCGGCTAATCATTTATCATTGCTTTGCGATTCCACAAAAGACCTGCAAAGTTGGACAGAGATTTGCACAGGTGTTTACGGTCAATTCGGTGATTCCTTGCCTATTGAGGGTTTGACAGAGGCGGCAAACGAAACCGCAAAAGTTGGACAGGTAACAGGTCCGCTTGCCGATGCTCTTAACTGGATGGGCGTGTCAGAAGATGAGTTCAACGAAAAACTTGCAAAATGCTCATCAGAACAAGAAAGACAGCAGTTAATCACATCCACCCTCACATCGCTATATTCTGATGCGTCGGCTCAATACAAGAAAACAAATGGCGATGTAATGGAATCTAACAGAGCTCATCAGCAGTTGTCTGACACTATGGCTCAGATTGGTGCTGTCGCCGAGCCTGTCCTTAACTCTCTTATCGGTCTTGGCGGTAAACTCCTCGAACAGCTCTCACCATTGATTGAGAGTGTGGCAAACAACCTTGCCCCTGTTTTAATCAACATTTGCGAAGAGGTCGCCCCGATAATTGTATCAATGCTTGAACAGATTATGCCATTGATTGAGGAATTGCTCCCGTTTATAGCTCAGCTTATAGAGCAGTTAGCCCCTCTCATCATACAGATTGTTGAACAATTGTTTCCGCCTTTAATGCAGATTATACAGGATTTACTTCCGTATTTTATGCAAATAATCCAGGCTATAATGCCGTTATTCAGTACGCTTGTAGAACTCTTAATGCCCGTAATCGAGGTGTTCATTCAGCTTGCCGGTGTGTTGCTCAACGGATTGTTGGCGGCACTTACTCCGATTATAGAGGATTTAGCTACATTTTTGAATGATTTGCTTACACCTCTTATCCCGATTATCAGTGAGTTGTGCGATACAATTGTCGGCATTCTACAGCCTGTTTTTGAACAGCTATCGCCTGTCATCTCACTGGTTTTTGACGCTCTTCGACCGGTTCTTGGCCTACTCGGTGAAATGCTTGAAACACTTATCCCTGCACTTGTTCCGGTGATTGAATGGCTTGCACATATCTTTTCAGAAGTTTTAGGCAATGCCATTAAAAGAGTTAAAAAAATTCTTGAACCGATTTCGGGGATTTTTAACGGAATTGTAGATTTCGTAAAAGGTGTTTTTTCGGGAAACTGGGAACAAGCGTGGAACGGTGTTGTTAACATTTTCAAGAATGTTTTTAACCTTTTGCCTACATTTGTTGAGAATGTAATCAACGGCATTATTTGGATTATTAATAAATTGTTGGAAGGCGTAAACTGGGCAACATCAATGATTGGCTGGGAGATAGATCCGATTCCGGAAGTAACCTTACCTCGTTTCCGTGCCGGCATTGATTATGTTCCACATGATAAGTTCGCCGCATATCTTGATGCCGGTGAGGCAGTTCTCACAGCTCAAGAGGCTGAGGAGTATCGTCAATCAAAGCGTGAAGGCAGAGGCTCAGTGTTTGAAAACGATTCCACTAATATCATTAACAACATCAGTATCAATATTCCCTCTGTTGCAATTAATAACGATATGGATATTGACAGCCTTGTCGAAGATATGAGCAATCGGCTCGCCGATGAAATAACAAGGAGGCAGAGAGCATATGCATAACTTTTATTTCGGAGGTAAATGGTTATCGTATTTCGGCGGTCGTATCACACAAGCGCCACAGCACGAAATCCCCGTTAGAGATGTTTCAACGGTTGAAATCCCGTGCAGAGACGGTGATGTTTTGCTTGATAACGGGCGGTGGCAAAATGTTGAATTTGAGCGTGAAATTTCCTTTTTGCCGTATTTATCCGAACTGTCAGCAAAGCACCTTGCGAGGGCCGTTATCGAATGGCTGACTTTAAATCAAGGTTACCAAAAGTACAAGGACACTTACAATCCCGGATATTTCACCGAGGCTTATATTTCAAATATTGACGATATTGTTCGTGAACTCCCAACATTGCTTACAACTAAAATCAAATTCAACCGCAAGCCGTGGTGGTATTCAGAGCTTGGACAGCGGACTATTGATTTTGAAGTTAATAAATCGGTTTCCTTGCACAATCCCGAACAATATGAATCCTTACCTACTATCATCATAACTAACACGAATGTTAGCGGTGGCACTACGGCCATTGCTAAAATTAACATAAACGGTGAATCACTTGATTTGAAGTGCACAGGCGGTTATGACTACGCTGTGCTTGACGGCGAAACTATGCAGTATATTGCACACAAATCAGACGGTACAACTAATTTTGTTGACGATACTATACCTCCTAAATTAAAGGTTGGAAACAATCAAATTGTTGTAACTGCATATAAAAACGCATTACTGTCAATAAGACCGAACTGGAGGAGATTATAAAAAATGTTCCCTTTGTTGTATAAATCGGATTTTAAAACAATCGGCCCAAGTAGATTTAACCTACTCGGACGGTTTACAGAAATAATCAGCGGTAAAGTTACCGAGGAACGAAACGGCGATTATTTGCTCGAAATGGAACTATCAACAACGGACAGATGTGCTGATTTACTCGACACGCAGTATTTCATTAAGGCAAAACCGAACCCAACCGATGAACCGCAGTATTTTGAGATTTACGATTTGCAGTACAAAGACAAAAAATCAATTACGGTTAAAGCAAAGCACATCAAGCATAATTTGTACAACAACTTTTTAATCGAAACTTCCAACCAAACTGATGTTGTGCACACTCCAAAGGAATGGTGGGATATACTTTGCACAGGTCGTGATTTTGAGGGTGATTCGCTGTTCCCGCAGGCAACCTTGTGGGAGCACTATTTCAAATTTACATCAGATATTACCACAAAATCATCTATGACGCTTGGCTTCTGTACGCCCTGTACTCTTGGTGATTTTATGGGCAGTGCTGACGGTTCACTCGTTGATGTTTTCGGCGGTGAATATAAATACAATAACTTTAATGTATCGTTGTTAAAAAAACGTGGGGCGGTTACAAACTGCCATTTGCGCTGGGGAAGTAACATCAGCAGTCTTACGCAAACGCTTAATTCAGATGATATTTGTTCCCACGTTGCAGCTTATGCCACTTGCCACGACACATACAACGACAAGAACGTCATCCTCTGCTCTCAACCGCAAGAACTCAAAACCCATAAATCTAAGCTAATTAAGGTGAAAACGGTTGATGTTTCGGACGGCGGTTCGGTCTACATCGGCGATGAAACAGGTTACTGGGATTTCAACGCTCACACAGGCGAGAACAAGGACTTCTTGATTCAAAAGCTAAATATTCAAGCGCAGGTTTTAAGAGGACAGCTCGTAAACACAAACGGAGCGCCTACGCTCAATGTAAAGGTTGACTATCCCCCTACACTCACCGAAATGCTTGGACTGCATTTATGCGACACGGCGTATGTTGATACTGAAAACGATAGCTTACAAGCCAAAATCATTAAGACAGACTATGATTTTGTGCTTGAACGTTGGAACAGTCTTGAACTCGGCACAGCGAAATCAAAGTTATCTGATTATATAGTTAAATGAGGTGAAAAAATTTGAACATTAATCATACAAAAATGACACTCGAAATCAACAGCTGTAAGAACTACGAAATCTTAGAGGTCAGACAGGGCGACAAAGGCTCACGCATTATTGATTTTGCGTTCACCGTCAACGGTGAAACTGTTAACCTTGCCTCCACAATGTCAGCTAAAGTCAATGCTACGGTTGATGATGTAATCGTAGCAGACAGCGTTGCCGCAGTCGTTGACACCGAAAATAATGTAGTCACAGTTACGCTAACAGACACAATGCTTGCTTTGTCAGGTATTTGCAAAATGGACATTGTGCTTATGGAAGGCGACGAAATCATAACTGCTGAAACCGTTTGCTTGCGTGTGGGAAAAAGCGTAATCAACGATGATAGCAAGGCCTTCCCGGGCGCAAGCTCTATTGCGGAAATCACAAAAGAAGTCGAGAATGCAAGAGGCGGTCAAAATTCACTCGGAGCAAGGCTTGATAAAACAGACAAGAGTA